CAATCAGGCACTGACGACGGTAACGCTGGGTGCTCTGACCACGTGCGGCTCCTACTGCTTCCACTCCAATCAGGCACTGACGACGGTAACGCTGGGTGCTCTGACCACGTGCGGCGACGACTGCTTCCGCTCCAATCAGGCACTGACGACGGTAACGCTGGGTGCTCTGACCTATACCGTTAAGGATGTCGATGGATATTGTTTTGTGGTAACCTCAGAAAAATCTTCTAAAGGGATCGCTATATACACTGGGTACAACTTCATATCGATGACGGACCAGGTGATAAAGAAGCAGGTGTGCTATGTAGCGTCAAAAGAGAACTTCTACGCACACGGTGAAACGGTAAAGAAGGCCATTGCTGATGTGCAATTTAAAATAGTGGCTGAGAAGCTGAAGAATGAGCCGATAGAAGCTGACACGATTGTAACTGTTAATCACTACCGCTTAGTAACCAGTGCTTGTGAGATGGGTTGTAAAGCCTGGATGGAGCAGAATAATATCAAAGGTGATAGTATGAAGGCTTCTGACCTGCTTCCGTTGTTGGAAAAGACAAGTGCCTATGGCGCAGAAAGGTTTAAGAGCCTGATGAGGGGCTAGTTTCTAATAAGTGTGAGTGATAGGTGCCGTGGAACGGTTTGCCGGGTGGAGTATAGAGGAGACTTTATAGCTCTATCGATGCTGGGAGGCATGGAGCACTGTCGAAGGTGTGCCGGCAACGAGATAAGTAAATGGGACTGGTGGTGTCTACCGCTGGTTTTTATTCGAGTCTTTTATTTCCCCAATAGATTTTATGCAAACCAAATTTTCTATTAAAGAGGAATCTCAGTTAGTACGCCCAAAGGATGTTATATACCGAGAGGTGATAGCTATCGTAGATGTGGTGTCGGTTCACTTCGGAGTATCGAAGGAAGCTATTTGCGGCAATAACAGGAACGCGCTGGGCTCCAAATGCAGGTTTATCTGCATGTATTTAATGATACAGATACCTGAGCTATCACTATCTAAGGTGGCAAATCATTTCGGTAGGGCTAACCATACAACCACGCTACATGCTATCTCCAGTGTAGCCCAAATGATCAAAGAAAATGATGCTTACAGAGATGACATCATAGTAATAATTGATCGTTTGAATGAATCGCTTGAGCAGACTGCAAAATAGCATATGATATAACAGGTGTTATAACACAAGTAATAACAGGATGGCAAGGAAGGTATATATACAGTTGTTTATCGGGGATTGGATACGTGATACCAGGCGCATGAGCGTACCTGCTCGGGGTATGTATACGGAGCTTCTTATGCATCTGGATATGAGTGAAACACCTGGTGTTATGGATTGTGTTATAACAGAGCTACCATTTCTGTTAGGCGTCTGTTATGAGTCTGTTATAACACTCCTGAATGAGATTGTTATAACGGGTGTTATAACACGTGAGGAATTGCCAGATGGAAAAGTAAGGCTTAGGGATGATGCGATGGTGGCCAGATACGCCAAGAGTGCAGTAAAATCAAGGGCTGGCAGTGAGGCGATGAAAAAAAGGTGGGGCAAGGGAAAAAAAGAAACGGAACAGCCTGTTATAACTTCTGTTATAACAGATGATATAACCCATAATGGTAATGGTAATAATAATGATAACAGGGATAGTGAAAGTGGGGGTGCAGGGGGAGAAAGCGAAAGGGAGCCAGAAACGGTGCGCATAAACAGCAGCAGCTACTTGTCCGTGGATGATTGCTTGCAGGCTTTCCTAGAAACGAACATATGCGCAGAAAGCAGGGACGTGATACTGATGCAGAAGTGCGCCGAAGTGAAGAGGCGCATGGACGATAAACTGCCGAGAGATCTTGACTGGGAGTACGGGTGGTTACTAAGATGGGGTAAAGCTTTCAATCAAGGACTTAAAGCCGCCCTGCAACCGAATAGAGTGCTTCATGAGTGGGCCAGCCACTTCTTTAACTGGATGATGAAACGAGATACAAGCAAAGAACCTGAAAAACTACACGAGTATGCAAACAACGGCAATAGCAGTAACGGATCTAGTGCAAAGGCAGCAGGCGCTGCTGGGCGCGGGGGAACGCTTAATGACCTTGCGCAGCTTAAACGTGGTGCAGCGCCAGGTGGTAATGAACGAACTGAACTCACCTCGTTTGAATTGGTTGACTGAGGATGAGGTGCATAACAAGTTGATAGATGTATGGCAGGAGGTGAAGGTATTGACCGGGGCTGTGCTGTACAAGATGGGTGAGGGACTGGAGGAGCAGTTGGAGGTGCTGAAGCTGTTTGTGGCGAGTCACCCGCAGTTTACGGGGCTTACGGTGAAGGAGATAGCGCATGCCTTTTACCTGAATGCGCAGGGTGAGTATGGTGAGGTGTACCGGCACTATAACAAGGAGCTGAATGCTGAGTTTGTAGGGGATGTGCTGCGGGCGTATGTGAAGTATAAACGGGTGATCTATAGCCAAAGTGGCAAGGCGATAAAGGATGTGCTGAACCCGGAAGCGGCTAAGGTGCGTGTGGCATTGCCAGGTGAGGAGGAGCTGCAGCAGCTGGTGCAGATGCACTATGAGTTGTACCAGCAGGGATTGAAAGACTTTATAGTGATGCCGGTGACGGTGTATAAGCTGATGAGGAAGTATGGTGGGATAAGCATTAGCAGTAAAGAGCACTGGCGGAGCCTGGTGTTCTATGGGATGAGGGAGCGTAAGTATTTCGGTGAACAGTCGACGCTGCGGAAGGATGCCTGGGAGAAGGAGCGGATAGAGCGCGCAAGGGCGATATATAGCTGCTATGCGCGTGAGGGGTGGATATCGTGGGCGGAATACCGGATGGTGGTAGATACGTTTAGGAAGATGCTGTACCTGAGTGTGTTTGAAGCGATGAGCTATATGGGTGTGAAGGACATTTTTAAGGAGGTGAGCTGTGAAAGATGAGCAAGAAGTGATACCGGAGCCTGAGCGCAGGTGGGAGGGGTGTACGGGAATGTGTGAGCTAGTAGCACAGTGGTGCGGGCTGGTGTGTAAGGTGTGTGGATGGGATGATGTGCCGGTATCAGGAAGTTAAAAAGTGAAAGATTAAAAAGTAAAAAAAATAAGCATATGCTAACGCCTAAAACAGCTGCAGCTTTTTACAACTGCAACCAACAAATCGAAAGAGCTGAGAAGTTATTGGTAGATGTAACAAAAATGATCGACAAGATTGATCCGAAGGAATTGCGTGATTCATTTGGGAGGGTTCAGCACTCTTTGCAGTTGGGTATTCCTAGCATCGGATCAAGTCATTACATAGTAAACGTAGATCCTGAGTTGGCAGTGATCATTATAGAGGCTCAGATTGTTAAGTACAAAGAGCAACTAAAGGCTCTCAATGTATTGGCTGGGAAGGAGTGTGTAAATACTGAAACTGCTCAAAACTAACCTGACCATTATGAGAAACTCACGAACACCGATGACGGATAAGCCTATAGGGCTGGGTGCTTTTAATGGTGGTATCAGGAAGCAATCTGTGGCTGTAAAGCGCCGGGAGGTGGAGAAGGTGCCTATGTATGTGCCGGAGCTGAAGTGTACTGTGTATGTGGTACCTGGTACTGATATGGCTACTGTCATTGCTAAGTATAGGGCTCAAAAGGAATTTGAGCGGGGATTGTTGAGGGGGAATAAAAAGTAAGGGAGTATGGAGATAACAGACAAAGGGAATAACATGTATTATAAAGAGATGGATCTATTTGGGAATGAAGAAATTCGCATCGTAACGAGTAAAAACAATCGTGTACAAACATCGTTTACGGATTACGATGGTTTTGTTGAGAAGTTTGAACCTAAAAAGACAACTGATGACTGTTACACACCTTCGGAAGTTTATAACACCATCGTAAAGTATGTATGCGAACAGGTAGATCTTACTGGACATAAGATAATAAGGCCATTTTACCCTGGAGGTGACTATCAAAGTATTGAATATAGCATCACGGACGTAGTAATCGATAATCCTCCTTTTTCAATTGTATCGCAGATTGCCAAATTTTACATTAATAGAGGTGTGAAGTTTTTCATTTTCGCTCCCCACATGACTTTATTCTCTTCTGATTTGAACTGCACATGTGTTGTTTGCGGAGCTAGTATTGTTTACGAAAATGGCGCAAATGTCAAGACATCTTTTTTATCAAACTTATTTGGAGATAAACAGGTAATTGCCACACCAGAGCTATACGCGGCCTTAAAAATTATTAATAAAAACGAGATAGAGCTGCCGAAGTATCAATATCCAAACCACGTATTGACTGTGTCGAATGTTCAGAAGTTTGTGGAGAGAGGAATAAATTTCTCCGTTGAAAGAAAACATATCAAACACATTCGGCGTCTTGATGACCAAACTAAGCATAATAAGTCCCTTTTTGGTAGTGGGTTTCTTTTATCCGATAAAGCAGCAGCCGATAAAGCAGCAGCCGATAAAGCAGCAGCCGATAAAGCAAATATAATCGAGTGGAAACTGTCAGAAAGGGAATTGAAAATAATCAGCGATTTAGGCTAAGGCGAGGGAACAGATAAGATACCACTATTTTAAAATGTCAATGGAGATAACTGGATTTATAGATGCAATGTGGCCTACGGTGCAGGTGACGGAGAAGTTTAAGAAGCGTGAGTTCGTGTTGGAGATCGAGACGAATATTAATGGCAACGTCTATAGTGACTTTGCAAAGTTCCAGCTATTGAATGGGCATTGCGCATTGGCTGATGACTTTGCGAAGGGAGATAAAGTTGAAGTGCATTTTAAGATAACCGGGACAAAGTGGGAGCGAGATGGAAAGGTTAGCTTCTTCACTAATCTTACTGCTTTACGTATTCACGCTGTACAACAGACTTATGCGCCAGTACAACCGAGTACACCTGCCGTGAATGCTGAAGTACAAAAGGAAGCTTTCCAAGCGATGCAGCCGAATTCGATGGATGATATCCCTTTCTAAGTCGGTTAGGTAAGTGACCTGTTTATAATATCAATCAGTTACGTATAATAAAAAATTAAGGTACTTCCAGCCATACCACCGACCTCCGCAACGTATGGGACGCCGTGGGAGAGAGCATGGATCAGGGTATTTGAAAGTTTGTAGTCAGTTTGTAGTGAGGGGTAGGGCTGTAGCGGTAAAATGACGGTTTGTAGTGGAAAATATATATGGCTTTACTAAGTAAAAAGGAGTTTGCTGAAGGTGTTTGTGGGATTACTACGAAGGACCTAGCCGTATATATAGGACGCAAGCAGGTTGTAGTGACAACCGATGACCTTATTGACACTACGAATGATAAAAACAAGGCTTTTGCTGAGAAGTGCCTGGTAAATAAAGAGAAAAAGAAGGGAGCGGTACCGGCCGCTGAGCCACCCAAGGTAAAAAAGGTGCAAGAGGCGGTGAGTGCTGCGGTTACAAGCGATAGCGACGACGAGGAAGATGAGGAAGGCATACCGAGCCTGATCGCAAGTGAGCGGAAACTGAAGCACCTGGACACACAGAAGCGGGAAGAGGAGATACAGATACTGAAGCTGAAGAAGGACAAGCTGCGAGGGCTGGTGATACCGACAGAACTGGTAAAGCCGCTGCTAAAACGGAATAACCAGGAGATACTGAACAGTTTTAAAGCGCTCTTCTTTGATGATTTTGTACGAAAGGTGGGTAAGCGCCATGGGCTAACGGTTGATGAGATCGCTGAATTAAAACGGGATGGCATTGCCACTATAAACAAGGCCATGACCGATGCTAAGAATAACTCTGTAAAGAACGTAGATAACATTATCGATGAATTCAGCGAAAAGAAAGGGAAGGGAGAGCGTGAGTAGTGAGCCTAAGCCACGGCCGTTGTACGCTATTGGCATAGATGCCGGTACCAAAACCGGACTTGCTGTGTGGGACGTGAAAGCGAAGCGGTATGATATGGTGCTGACGGTACCAATACACAGAGCCTGGGAGATAGTACTGGAGTATAAGCTGAAGTATGACAACATACTGGTGGTATGTGAGGATGCAAGGCAGGTGAAGTTTAAAACCAGTGTGGAGAAAGCGCAAGGTGCAGGATCTGTGAAGCGTGACGCAGCAATATGGGAGGGCATTTGCGTGGATAAAGAGATAGCATACGAGATGCGCCGGCCTAACAAGGCGTTTACCAAATGGAGTGCGCAGCAGTTTGCTACAGCAACCGGTTACCCAGGGCGCACAGACAACCACGGCAGAGACGCCGGGATGCTTGTATACGATTTTTAACAACCTGTTTGATAAACTATGAGCAAGTACGATGAGCACATAGCATATGTGCAACAAAATGTAAAGGACATAGGACTACCGGCCTGCGCAAAGCACCTAGAGACAACCGTGGGGAATTTAAAAGAACTCATTACAAACTGGAGGAAGAGGGGGATAGATATACCCTATGTGCGGAAGGCTGAAGTGGGCGACATAACTGTGCGCACGGTGCGTGGGAAGGAGCGGAAGTTTATAAAGACTGAAAAAGGTTGGCGCCGCATGGAACTGTTGCCCCGAGGCGGTGCACGGAGGATGAAGCTGCCGAACCATAAGCCTCCGAAAGAGCAGCTAAAGGGTGTGTACATGAAGCGTGCGCCAAAGCCTGAACCGACGCGCTACCCAGACCGGGAAGTGGATATGAGTAAGCACCGGTGGCACCAAACAGGAAAGAATCAATGGACCCTTAAAAAAATAGCATAACAATTATGAATACTACAACTAAGCAGATACCAATACTATTTAGCACGGCCATGGTGCAGGCGATACTGGCCGGGAGGAAGACTGTGACGAGGCGGCTCGTTTCGAGACTTAGCAGTAAAACTACAGGTGACTGGTGGGACTTATATTTTAAGAATATAACCCGCGATGGCAATGGGACTACTGATCAATACCTGAAGATACCGCAGAAGTCTGATGACACACGGCATAGGGTCTTTTGCAGAATAGCAGCGGGCGATTTGCTGTATGTGCGGGAGACTTGGACAAAATACGGGAATAGTTATGTGTTTAAGTCGCTGCAAGATGAGCACACTGAATGCAGGTGGAAGCCGAGTATACACATGCCGAAGGAAGCTGCGCGCATATGGCTGAAGGTGACTGGGGTGGAGGTGCAGCGGTTGCGGGAGATCAGTGAGGTTGATGCGCTGGCGGAAGGAGTGGCGAGATACCATTGCGAGGTTGCCGGAAGGGACCGCTACAAGGATTATACGGCAGATGCCTCCGGTTATGGCGAGCCTAATGTTGACTACCCATCGTTTGGAGTAGCTACGGCATCGTTTGCGACTCTTTGGGAAAGCATTAACGGCCGTGAGAGCTGGGAGGCTAACCCGTGGGTGTGGGTGGTGAGGTTTGAGGTGTTGAGTGTAAATGGTAAACCTGAGGGGATATGATAAAGGATTTAGGTGGAACTATGGTGCACTATGAGCCGCCCGACTTGTTGATTGGTGATCATATGGGAATAGTTGTTACGCCGGTGGCGCCGATAATAAAAGAAGCACATGAGGTGCGGCAGCGTGGGATTGTGATGGTTGGTGTACTTGGGTTGTTGGCGCAGGTGTCGAGGATGGTGGCGGATAAGGGATATAGTGTTACTACCAGAGACGAATTGCGGCAACCTGAGATTTTGATACCGATTATGGCACCACCGCGGATAGATTATGAAGCTTATGCGCCTAAGCCGACTTGCCCGCCGAATGTGTGGGGCGTGCAGAAGAAAAGGAAGAATAAACGCAAAAAGAGGTAAGACCTATCTATTTCGATAAAGTAATCATAAACCAGTAGAACATCGTATGAGTATTCAACTAAAGAGCAAATTTAAGCGCAGGAAGATCGCAGAAAGTGAGTTATCTGTGTTTACTGTGGGTAGTTCCAATATAGACGACGTTATTAATTCTATAGTTCGCAAGGCAAATGCGCCGCGGTTTTTGGTGGTGGATCTGTTTTGTGGCGCGGGTGGTACCAGTACGGGTTTTGAAATGACGGATGGCAGGGCGCAGGTGATCGCTTGCGTGAACCATGACTATATGGCTATAAAGAGCCACTGGCGGAACTATCCCCACATTGCCCACTTTGAAGAGGATATCCGTACGCTGGAGCTCGCGCCGCTTGTAAAGCTGCTGAATCATTACCGGATGCTTTACCCGGAAGCAAAGGTTATCCTGTGGGCGTCTCTGGAGTGCACCAACTTCAGCAAGGCCAAAGGAGGACAACCACGAGATGCGGATAGCCGCACACTGGCTGATCACCTGGACAGGTATATAACGGCGCTGAACCCTGACTATGTGCAGATAGAGAACGTGGTGGAGTTTATGAGCTGGGGGCCGCTCGATGAGAATGGCAAGCCGGTGAGCCGTAAGAACGGGACCGACTGGATGAGGTGGCGCAACCATATAAACAGCTTTGGCTATTACGATGAGTGGCGCGAAATGAACAGCGCAGACTACGGGGCATATACGAGCCGTAATCGCTTGTTTGGCTGTTTTGCGAAGCATGGCTTACCGATCGCATGGCCAGCTCCGACACATGCTAAAAAGCCAAACATGGGCAGCATGTTTGATACGCCGCTGCAGAAGTGGAAGGCGGTAAAGGATGTGCTGGATTTTAGTGACGAAGGAAAAAGTATATTCAACAGGAATAAACCGCTTTGTGATAAGACTCTGGAGGTGATTGCTACAGGGTTAATCAAGTGCTTGCAGTCTAATGAGCCCGGCTTTCTTTTCAAGTATTACGGCAACGGAGATAATATTAATGAGCTAGACAGGCCTGCCGGCACTATAACTACCAAGGATAGGTTTGCACTCATTCTACGACAATACAAACGCGGATTTACAACGTCGATATCGGAACCGATAGGCGCTTTACCTACTAATCCCAAAGCTAACCTTGTGACGTTTATCATGAACAAATCACATGGCGGGCACACTACATCGACTGACCAACCATGCCCTGTAATAGTCGCGAGACAGGATAAAGCTCCCCTCTATTTCATTAGGGCGATAATGGATGCCAATGGTATTGCTGATATCACTATGCGTATGCTTAAAGTAATGGAGCTGCTGCCAATACAGGGTTTCCCGGTTGGTTTCCAGCTGGAGGGTTCGCAGGCGGACCAGAAGAAATTTATTGGTAACAGCGTGGTGCCGTTGGTGGTGAAGCGTTGGTGCCTGGCACTTGATGGTAAATTATCTGATGACCTTTTAAAAGTGGCGTAATGAGTGGTGTGACATATCTATTTGAGCCGGAGATAAAGATGCCGCATAGTGATTTTAGGCTGTTTGTGGCTTGTAATAATGCGGATAGGGACTGGGTGTATAAGCAGAGCTTTTATAAGCTGAAGAACGAGCTGCTGGAGAAATATGCTGATGCTGCCGGGTATGATAGGCAGATTGTGAAGCACGTCTGTAATGTGTGCCGCGGTACTGGATGGTATTCAACTGATGCACGGTGCAGAAGGTGTATAGATGGGGTGTATGCTGAGTATTCTTATATACTGAAGCGGTATGCACTGAATGGGCAGCTGTTTCATAGGCCGGTGGAGCGTGCAGACGGACCTATTGTGGAGGTGATAAAGGGTATCATAAAGCATAACACTCCTGATGTAAGGCCGGGATTTGCTTATGCGTGCCTGCTGAAGAAGTATAAGCCAGCGGACTTTAATGAGCATTTGCGTCTATTCAGGTCGCGGTTCACGAAGAGTGACTGGAAAAAGTGGGGCGAGATCGCTGCTAAGAGCGATAACATAATTACTGCATTGGCTACGTGGCACGAGGTAGCAGTTGAGGTAACTGATGATCTGCCATTTTAAAAATAAGATATGAGTTTACGGATACGGTTGGTGATGTGTGGGGTGTATGCGGCGCTGGCGTGGCTGATGAGGGTGGCGTGTGAGCTACATGAGCCGCTGATGGTGTGGATGGTTGCGATATCTCTGGTGGCTGTGGTGGTGGTTGATCTTGTGGAGACGGTGGAATATGCTGAGTGGCGCAGGTTGGAAGCGGAGGTTCGGAAGACAAATTTGCTGGATGACTTGCCGGAGGAAGACGATGAACCAGAATAGAAAGGTATCAACCGTTCGCGGGCGGGGCTGGTGGCCATGCGGCGAACCGTTGATGGGGGCTAATTATCCGCTGGAGCGCATTCCGTTGCATGCGCAACCAATGCGCTCCAGCGGAGCCAAACGAAGTAAAAACCCGCCGAGGAGGGCGGTAAATGATATGAGTGAAAACTATAAATGGGCTCGATTAATCGAGCTGGGAAATGGGAAAACCGTGCTTGTCATCAAGGAAGAAGCCGAGGACGAAGACAGCGAGGCGCCGTACCAGGTAAAGGTTATTTGTGATTTTGAGGGTGCGCGCGGCAATATCGCTCTCGGGTTCCGCGATGAAGCTAAACGCGACGAGTGTTTTAAAGAATACTCTTTAGAACAAGCTAGTAGCGTATATGACTCAATAGCTGAAATGTTTAGTGTAGAGTAACCTTCCTGGTGCTTGTAAATGTTAAAAAATGGTAGATAAAAAGGGACCACTGGAGCGGATAGCTGATGCGTGTGAGCTGATGGCTAAGAATAATGCGGAGCTGAAGGAGATGCTGGACCATATGCGGGATAGCAGGAATCACTGGCAGGAGAAGTGCCAGAGGATGGAGCGTAGTATGAATACCATGAAGGGTGTAAATACCAAGCTACGCAATAAGCTGCGCCAGCTGGAGGCGCCGCAGATAGGTGAACAGTTATAAGCCGGCATTATGGATCTGATCGATTATAGTAGTTACAGGGGGCAGATGGTGGACATACTGGAGGACAGTGTGGCGCTGATCAAGGATATACGGCCGAGTGTGTGGACCGAGCAGAACCTGATTATGAAGAAGAAGCCTTTTGAGGGGCCTTTTCGATATGACCGGACGCCATACACGCGGGAGATCGTGGATTGCCTGGACCCTAATCACCCGGCGCGGGTGATAGCGGTGATGAAGGGCGCACAGATCGGGTTTAGCGCAGGGGTGATATACCCCGGGGTGCTGTACATCATGAATATTTGCCCTGGCAATACTATAGTAACCGTGGGTGACCCCGAGCTGATAGGGGCGGCCATGGAAAAGATAGACGAGGCGATAGATAATAGCGGATCGCGCTACCTGATAAAGCCGCAGGTGATGCGGAACCGGAACAATAAGAGCGGTGATACGAACTTTCAGAAGGATTTCCCGCTGGGGTATGTGCGCCTGATCAGCGCGGATAAGCACAAGGCGATGCGCCAGCGCGACCTGCAGTATGGGTTCCTTGATGACTACGAGGCGATAAAGATGGCCAGTAAGGAGAGTGGTGCCACGGATGACCTGATAGAGCAGCGCTTTGCATCGTTCAGCGACCAGATGAAGATATTTAAGATCAGCACACCGGAGCGGGCGGAGTCGAGCAACATTAATACAGCGTACAAAAAAGGTGATCAGCGGAAATATAATGTAGAGTGCCCCTGCTGCCACGAGCCGATAGTGCTGGAATGGAAGGTGAAAATTGATGAAAAGAATTTTGGCGGGATAGTATGGGAGCCTGATAACCACGGCAACGTAATAGAAAGCTCGGTGGGATATGTGTGCCAGTTGTGTGCCGGCTACTTCCAGGACAGGTATAAAGATGAGATGCTGGGCGGCGGGATATGGGTCCCGACAGCTGTACCGCGCAGGCCTGATTACCGGAGCTACCACATAAATAGTTTGTATGCACCACTTGGTATGTATAGCTGGTACTCGTATGCCGCCAAATATGTGGACATACAGGCGGAGGTGGATGAGCGGCTGAAGGAGTCGCGGATGCGCACCTTTAAGAATGTTGTAGAGGGATTGCCCTATGAGAGTGAAACGGAGCAGGTGAAGCCCGGGGAGCTGCAACAGAACTGCAGGCCTTATCTGCCAGGTGTGATACCCGAGGAGCTGAGCATTAAGGATGGTAACGGCCGGATAGTGCTGATAACGATGGCCTGTGACCTCAACGGGAGGATGAAGGGTTTTAATAAGGCCGAATACGATGATGTGCGACTGGACTACCAGCTATATGCCTGGGCAGAGAGTGGTGCGCGGTATAGCTTTCTGCATGGGAGCCTGGGAACCTTTGTACCTAGGGAAAATACACTTGCCGACTCAGAAAGGAAGGACCGTGAGCGGTGGAGTTACCGGATGAACGTGGACCGGAGTGTATGGCCCCTGCTGGAGGAGATAAGGAATCGCAGGTACATGAGTGATACCGGCAGGCCATTTACTGTGGGCGTGTGCGGAGTGGACTGTGGCGCCTATACTGAATTTGCCGAGGCGTACCTGGACTGGACCATAAGGCGTACGCCGGAGAACCCTGCCGTGGGTGTGCGTGGGCAGAAAGAGGATAAGTATAACCGTGACGATGTGAATACCAAGTGGTATGATCGAGGCCGCCAGCGGACGGATATCTACTACATACGCGTAGGCCTATATAAAGAGCTGCTGGCAAAAATAATGGCAAAGAAGTGGCTGCAAGGAGAAGACCAGCCGCCGGGATATATGAATTTCCCTACTCCTGGTATGTTCGTATGTCCATCGAAGAAGGCTGCATATAGCAAAATGGGTATGAGCTACGACGGTGATATGCTGTATAGTAACGAGGGATTTTTTAAGCACTACGAGGCGGAGAAGCGTGAGCTGGTAGATGATAAAGACGGCGGCAAGCTGTACCGCTGGGTGAAAACCGATACTGCAGTACAGAACCACTTCTGGGATACCGATGTGTATAATATGGCCGAGCGGGATATAATAGTGAATAACCTAGGGGACGCGCTGCGCCGGCAGGGGAAGTGGACGGAAAAGGACTTCCTGTGGGTGGATTATGTGCGGTATGTACTGAGACAGCACAGCCTGCTTTATAAATAAGTAAAAACCCGCCGAGGAGGGCGGAAATAATATGAGAATTATAGCAACAAGTGATGATATAAAAACAATGAAGGCGATATTGGAGAAGCTAAAGAAAGATGAAACCACCGATGAAACCCATGTTGATTGGGAGAATGCAGAAATGCAGTTTGGCTTAATGAGGGTAATAAATAACATAGAGAATTTCGACAATTACTTCAAGACATTACCAGAAACAGAAAAAAGATACTACACAGCTGAATGTTCTAAGTGTGGATGGTTTGGGGGTAGTCAATATTGTAATGGCGGTGGCGCTATTGCTGATACTGGAGATTACTCAGTGGTGACTTGCCCAATATGCGACAATGAAATTTAATCAATTTAAAACCCCGCCGAGGAGGGCGGTAGTAATATGACAACAGAAAAAAAACTAACGTGGCGAGATGTAAAGGAAATGGCCAACGGGCTGACCGATGAGCAACTGGATATGCCTGTGAAATGGTGGGGTGAAGAAGAGGGGGGTACTGTGCTTGATGTTAACCAGCTACCGGAGGATTATGTGACCGATGGCGAAGCATATAGTCCCCGATCGGAAATGGACCCTGAATTGATTGATGCGGATGAGCCTGTATTCGTTAAGGGTACCCCGATGATTTGGATTTATTAACCCTGCATGGTGCTTGTGCTGGTTCGAGTCCGGCACAGGGGCAATTTGAAAAACTATCACTAAAAGAATAGTTATGGTATACGTTGATAACATGAATGCCCCGTACCGTGGGATGCTGATGTGTCACATGATAGCAGATAGCACAGATGAATTGCTTGATATGGCTACCAAGATAGGCGTTAACCATAAGTGGTTGCAAGACAAAGGAACCTATCAAGAGCATTTTGATATATGCGCAAGCAAAAAGAAGTTGGCTATTCAATATGGTGCGAAAGAAATAACAATGCGCGAGTTATCTGAGATGACATGCACGAGAGAAGGTTCACCTCTAAGAGACTGGCTTTTATCTACTAGACAATCACTAACACATAACTTTTAATCATGGATACATTTTGCGATAGTGAGAAGAAGGGTTTCCCGAGTAAGGCCGATGCAACGCAGTTTGGCAGGGCAATAAAGGAGCGCAAGCGTGACAAGACTGCGTTTAAAGTGTACCAGTGCAACCTATGTAGTCAATGGCACATAACGACTACCTATCAAAGTGATGTGCGCGAGCGCAGCCGGCGGAAATATGCTGAGCGGAAGGATAAGTATAAGAGTAACTACCTGCTTGTGCCGCCGCAGGAGCAACAATACAAACCGAAAAAGAAAAAAGTAAGGAGGTAGACGATGGAAGACGTAACCCCGAAGTTTCCCGAGCAAAAGGAGCTGGGATATAAGCCTTTGCAACCTACGGACCAAATGCCAAATGGGGCATACCAGGGGCGTATGATGAAGGACGTACCTGCAGCGGTGCTTCTGTGGCTTGCAGATAATGATAAATGTACAAAGCAGGTGCGGATGTACATAACTGAGCACTGGAACGAGCTTTGTAAAGCGGTGGGGCGTGACCCTAAAGCAGTAGGAGATCGTACCGCGAGTATCGATGCGCGGCCGCAGAAATTTAAGCCGCGAAGGAAATAAAGGAGGTCGCTCCGGGCATGGCGTATGTAAGGTACCACCCAATACAAAACAACCCCACAGGCAGGGCCTGTGGCGCCCGGAGCGATTTCTTTTTATGACAAAGGAAATCCGGACCGGTGTTACCGGTTGTTTTGTATTAGGTGGTAGGACAAATATAGTCCACCTACTCGAAATAGCCAGTTTCCTTAAGGGAAAGGTGGGCGTCGGCGGTGATGATAATGTGATCTACCAGCTCTTTTTTCTGCGCCTTTAGAGCACTGTGCAGCTCGTATGTACGTAACAGGTCGGCCGTACTGGGGCGTGTGCTACCGCCGGGATGGTTGTGTGCCAGTATGACTTTTTTTGCGCACAGCCGAGACGCAATACACTGAATTATGTCCAGATCGATCACGGTGCTATCTCTGCCACCGATGGCCAGCCTCTTATAACCCATGAGCTTGTTGCTATGGTCGAGGCAGAGGATGTATACATATTCTGCCCAGCGAATAGTACGCTTAGGGAAGATGTTTCTCAGGACTTCTACGGCATGCTCTGTGGACTCTACGATGGGTTGTTCCGTGAACCTGCCTGGCCGTAGGCGCACAAGAATCTCAATTGTGGGGTATGGCATTTTTGATAAGTGTTAGTAGTTATAACGGTGATAGAGATTAAGTAATGAGTACCACGCTACAATGAGATGTGGTTGTTTTGTAATTGGGTGGTATAGCTAATATAACGGATAAAGGCAGTTTTAGTACACCGAGCGGCTATATTTAATTGAGTATAATTAAAGTATACTAGCAATTAATTATATATAATATATTACTGAGGATTAAAATAAACTCCCGGGAGCCGGGAGTTTATCGCACAATAGTCGCTTGCCGGAACGGCACTTAGAGGAGCTACTAAGGTAGTATACTTATTTACGGTTGGGAAATTTTTCCATTATTGTGGAAAAATTTCCCTTGGTGGTGTAGTCGTAGGTAGTTTGCAGGAAAATGTAAAGTATGCAAAGTACTGCGGTAGCATCAAACAGGGTAGCGGCTGTTATTGGTTACAATATCGATAAAGGAAGTTCAGCGGCCTCATCAGGAAACCTACCGCAGCGCATAGCCCTCATTGGCGAGGCCAATACGGCCAACCAGAGCGGCCTCGATACAACACCATACCAGCTAACCAACTCGCAACAAGCGGGTAAGAAATACGGCTGGGGTTCTCCACTTCATTTAATGGCATTGCAACTGTTCCCGGTAGGCGGCGGTGGTACGAGTGTACCCGTATGGGCTATGGCATTGCCTGCCCCAAGTGGTGCTGCTGCGCGTGTACAGACAATAACTGTAACAGGCACAGCTACCGGTAATGGTACCCACTATGTGAAGGTAGCGGGCCGTACCAATGTAGCCGGTAAATACTACGCTGTAAACATCGTAACTGACGATGACAATGCAGCTATCGCAGCAAAAATAAAGGACGCGATCAATAATGTGTTGAGCGCGCCAATATCTGCCACAAACACTACCAACTTGGTAACGGCTACCAACAAGGCAAAGGGAGCCAGTGGCGGCGCATTGATGCTGGAAATGGACACCAATAACAATGACCTTGGTATTACCTATGCAATAGCACAGACTGTTGCAGGCAGCGGCACACCGGATATACAGGATGCGCTGGACCTGTTTCAAGATACCTGGTATACCATCGTAGCTAATGGCCTTGGTGCAGTAAGCTCGACACTGGATACACTGGAGGCATTCAACGGTGTACCTGGCATCGATAACCCGACCGGAAGGTATGCGGGCATTATCATGAAGCCGTTTATGGCGCTTACAGGCACTGTGGCCGATGATCCATCTAGCGTTACTAGTGGTCGCAAAGACGAATGCACCAACCTAATGTGCCCGGCGCCGCTGAGCCATAACCTGCACTACGAGGTGGCTGCTGCATATGTGCTGAAATATGCACAGATAGCACAAGATAAGCCACACCTGGACGTGATGGACCAGACGCTGGATGATATCACCCTGCCAGATGCAGACGAGATACCGGCAATGCAGGATTATAACGAGCGTGACCGCATAGTGCAGCTGGGATGCAGCACGGCCATGATACGTGGCAACAAATACGTGATCAAAGACTTTGTTACTACCTACAGGCCTGATGGAGAGAACCCACCACAGTTCCGCTGGGCCCGTATCCTGAACATTGACTGGAACGTGTTCTACACCTACTACCTGCAGCAACAGGCGCATGTGATAGGTAATGTGCTTGCGAACGATAGTGATGCTATAGATGTGGAGGAGGTGATAAAGCCAAAGGACTGGAAGGCAATAGTCGCAACAGACGTGATAGAAAATCTAGTATCGCGCGGAATGCTGGTGAAAGCAGAACAAAGTATCGCAACGATACAATCGCAGATCAGCTCAGTGAACCCTGACCGCTTTGACACAATATTTGACTACACCAGAAGCGGAGTAGGCCGCATAGCACCGACGAATGCCAGCGCCAACTTTAACTACGGGGCGGTATAACCACCTCCCCCTTCGGGTTGAGCTTCGCTCGTGCCCAGAGGTATCCTAAGAACAGGAGGAGAGTGTAATAATAACAAAACATCATTTTAAATAGTCTTTTATGGCAGACATATATAGCGGTGGTATTATCGAAGAGATCGTGTGTAAACATCCTGATCTCGGCTCGTTCACTTTTGAGGCTATCAGCAATGTGGATAGCGAATACTGCGAGGGTGGCGTTATGAGCGAAGATGATGATAACCTTATCACCGCGAGCGGCACGCCAATAGACAAGATGAACAGGCAGCGTGGTTACTTCCAAGTGGCAGTTGCTGCAGCTATGGGCGATGGTACCGTAAAGGACCTGCAAACCCTGCAAGCATCGACGAAACCAGGCACGTGGACATTTACCAGTATCAATGGCAATACCTATCGTATAAAGGGCAAGCCAGTAGGCAAGCTCAGCGGTAACGGTGCGACGAGCCAAGTGACACTGAAGGTGGCAGGCGGCCAGCTGAGTGTGATATAACCTCGTTCGGCATCGTTCGGCAAGCTCACGATGACAGATGACAGAATAAGAATTATCAACCAGAAATATACAAACCATGTTTTCAGAAAAAGTAAAGCCAGACGTAGCCTTAGCAGATATAACGCGATTGCTTGACTCGCGTAATTTGCTGCCCAGCATGCGTAAGTCGAAGGAGTCGGTAATACCGATAGTACAAGAAGCCATACAGTATGGCTTAGTAACCATAGACGATAACTGCCAGGTGGCGCAGAGCCTAATAGAGCCTGTGAAGGACGATAAGGGGAATGTGGTGCTCGACACACTGGTTTATGTATCGCGCATAGATCCAGCGAAAGTGAATAAGCGCATCAACGAATTGAAGGTGCGTAACGAGACTACAAGGCTGCTTTGCTATACTATAGAGCATACCGGTGAAACAGAGGGCATACTGAACAAGATGGAGAGCCAGGACAGGAACATCTGTGACGCAATCACAATTTTTTTTTCCTAGATGAACAGTACAGTCTTGATTACATCATCAAGACCATAGCTATAGAGTTTAAATCATGGGAGCCGGGGGTATACTCCCGGCTTTTTTGGGATAGAATGGACCATATGGGCCTGCTGTACTGGTTTGACCTGGCACAGGAGCTCATAAAACATAGGGTTCCAAAGAAAAAACCACAAGGAAGAAGATAGCATGCCATATACATCGCCGTTAGTAATACCATCGATATACAGGGCTATAGATGAAATATCTAAGCCGATGGCTGCGATGCGTGCGAGCATGAACGCTTTTGCCGACAGGGCCGATACGGCCATGAAGTCTTTTACCCCGAACATAATAGGCGAAACCACAAAGCAAATGTTCTCATTTGCCAAGAGTGCATCTATAGTGGGTGGTGCTGTGGCAGGCGCCGGATTTACGGGCAAGGCGATCATGGATTACGAGACGGAGATAGCCAACCTCGGAGCGCTTACGGGCGCGAGTGGTGAAGACCTGGACAACCTGAAGAAAAATATAGTGTCTGTCGCCGGCGAGGTGCATAAGAGCTCCGTGGAAGTGGCGCAGGCCTTCACTGCAATAGCTAATAACCGGCCAGAGCTGCTGAAGGATGCGGATGCGCTATCGATAGTGACTGCTGCCAGTATAAAGCTGGCGCAAGCGGCACGGATGGAAGTAGCCCCTGCAGGTGAAGCCGTGACACAGATACTGAACCAGTATGGCGCCAGTGCAAAATATGCTACCAGCCTTGTGGATATACTGGCTGCAGGTAGTGTGGCCGGCAGTAGTGAGATACAAGATACTTCGAATGCAATACAGGCATTTGGTACGGTAGCCGCCAATGCGGGAGTGAATATATTGGAAAGCGTTGCCATGACCGAGCTGGTATCCCGCTTTGAAAAAGGTACCGAGGCCGGCACCAGGCTGCGTAACGTGCTACTGGAGATGAGCAAGGGCAGGGCGCAGGACCCGACCGCACTGGGCGACCTGAAGCGGCTGCATGTGAACATAGACCTCGTAGCTAATAAAGCTGTTCCGATAACAGACCGACTGCATGAGCTGAAGAAGATAGCTAACGATAATACCGCAATACTCCATGTATTTGGCAAGGAGAATGCTGCGCTGGCGACAGGCCTGCTGCAAAGTGCGGATAACATGAAGAGCTACATAGACCAGGTGAGCGCAAAGGGTGTAGTGGATGAAATGGCTGCGAAGAATACCGATACGCTACGCGAAAGCCTGAACCAGGCTGCTGCAAAATGGACCACAATAGTTACAAGCAGCACCGGAGCGAACCTAGCGCTGGACACCGTAAAAGGCACGGTGCATATGGTGACTGATCATATGGAAGAGCTGATATCTGTGGCGCTTACTGCAGGATCCGTATTCTATGGAATTAAAGGAACCATATGGGCGCTGCGAGCAGCTACATCGGCCTACAACTTTGCATTGGGGGTGAATACGGCTCTGCAGGGCGAATTTGCGACGAAAGCATTCGCTACTCAGGCGGGCATGAAAGGCATGATATCAGCCACATGGCTGATGGAACAGAATATGCTAGCGCTGGGCACCGGTGTAGGCGCCGTCGTAGCGGTGCTTGGCACATTGACAGTGGGCTTCCTTAATGGATATGATGCCACCAAAAATTATACTAATGAGCTTGACCGTACAAAGAATGGTTTTATAGAAATTAAGAAACCTATTGACGAAGCCAAAGTAGCAATGGAGCAATATAATCAGGCTGCTAAGGATTATAACGATCTTAAAAAGTTTGAGGGAAACCTCGGATTCTTTGAAAAGAAGGGTGCGGTAACCGGATTCTTTGCTGATCTGTTTAATGCGTATAGGCATCCTTTGATGTATAGTCAGGCACGAATGGAAATGCAGACTGGACACGCGAGTGATTTATTAGCACCAACGAAGAGTGATTTCTTTATTAACGCTGCAGATACACTTCATGCGGAGCAGTTGGGTCGGCAGGATAGCCTTGCGCAATTTTCAGCTGCTCAGCTGGAGCCGGTGAATGATACCAGCCACCATTATAGCGAGAAGAAAGACACGAAGGAAGTAGTGATAACGGTAAACGACGCCAGCAAGGGCGGCGTAAATGTGAGCAGCGGCGGTGTGCCCGTAAAAGTGAATAGTACATTCCAATTTGGACAGTAACACCACCTCCCCCTGCGGGTTGAGCTACGCTCGTGCCCTGGCAGGCATCCTAAAAACAGGAGGAGAGGTTAAAAGGAAGAAATTATGTCTTTTGATATACAAATACTGGAAACACTGAACGGCGGCGACAGCTGGATAAGGGGCAATGATCTTGCCACTACGCAGGGGTATGAGAGTATGGTATATCAAGCGCTGTTTTGCGGGGACGGTAACTGGTGGGGAAATAAGCTGCTAGTAAACGAAGATGAAAGTGTGTTTTTTAAATGTGAGACAGAGCAACTGCTGAAAAAGGTGGCCCTTAACAGCGCCGGCAGGGTGCAGCTGGAACAGGCTGCAAAACGAGACCTGTCATTTTTTGAAAGGATACTAGGCGCGACGGTGACCGTGAGCGTGGTAATTGAGAGTGACGACAGGGTGCGCTTTGATGTGGGAATAGATAGTGAGGAGGTGAGCGTGCACTGGAACAAAGCAGGCGATATAACATCGTATATGCCTTATGTGCCCCCGCCACTTACTGCCAGCGTGGTATTATTCCCGAGAATGGAATATTCTGCGCAAACAACCGGTGATCCGCATGCAATAGGCCATTGGATGTTCCAGCTGGAAGACAATGGCACATTCATTAATGCTTATGATCTAGTAGACGATTATCTCACCGACTGCGAAGTAATCGCATTGACGGAAGACGCATATGTGTCTGGTGGAACACCTGTGACTATAACGCCTACATCGTTGCCTCCACAGAGTAGTAAAGCTGTAAGGTGGCGAGTAGATTGGAACCATCCACCCCAAGGGTTCGGTTACCTGCTGGTATGGAGCGACGTGACCACATCTACACCGACGATCACGTACAAAGATGTAAATAACAATGTGGCGTATGTGTCGCCGCTGTTGATCATTGATAACCTAAGCCAGGACCTGATACAGTATATGCTGGCAGATGTGGTGATAGAGACTGTATCGGCCACCGCCGAACAAGTGGTAGTGCGTGTGACACGTAGCCACCCGCCTATTTTCCTTGCGGATTTCAGTGATCATACCATGAGCTGGAAAGGCACGATGGCGCCTTTCCTGATGGATGACCCTGACAACCCAGGTAATCCGGATATACAGATAGCGACATTGCCCGCGGGAAAATATACCATTGGCGTGCGAACAGTATATACGTTAACGAGCATATCAGTGACGTATCCCCCAAGTGAATTCACCGCAGTAGTAGAAATCTTTTAATAGTGCAGCATGTTTACGATACCTACAGTAGATCAACTATATAACAGCATCATATCCCGCATGCAGGTGACATTCGGGATCACCATATTCACATTCGGTAAAGTGTTTTTCCGTGCACTGGCGATAGTATTTGCCGGATTGCTGAAAGGCCTATGGCTGGCGCTGGGGCTGCTGCAAAAGGAACTGTTTGTAGACCTATGCAGCGCGGAGCAGCTGATACGTATAGGGTTTAAGAAGATAGGCCGCGGCCCAAACCAGCCGACACAGGGCAAGTATTCTGTTACGGTGACGGGAGCTATAGGTGCGGTGATAGATGGTGTTATTACTGCGAAGAGCGACGATAACTCGATGAACCCAGGGCAGCTGTATGCAGTGGAGGGCGCACCGATAACACTTTCGGCCACCAGCCAGGACATAGCAATAAGGGCACTTGAAGGAGGGCTGGAAAGTAAGCTTGCCGTTGGTGACACGCTGACATTTACCGCGCCTATACCAAATGTGAATGCCGGCATGGTGGTGACCGCTGAAACAGTGGCACCTGTGGCGGCAGAGGCGATAGAGGATTACCGTAAAGTAGTGCTGGCCAGCTTCAGGATATCGGCGGGTAGCTGGAGCGCAGCGGATTACAGGCTGGTGGGCATCAATGTGGCCGGCGTAGCGAACATATATGCCTACCCAGTGAGTGGCAATGCCACCCATATCAATGTATTTATAGAGGCAATACTGGCAGATAGCTCCGACGCCCATGGCACTCCGACGCCCACAATAATTGACAACGTTGAGGCTGCATTGGAAGTAAAGAGGCCAGCGCAGGCGGTGCCAGCTTACCTGCCCATAGTCATAAAAACGGTGGCGCTAAACGTGGCGACCTCAACATTTACCACAGGGGAGAAGAATACAATATTGAACGCCATGCGAGACTACGTATCGCAGGTGCGGCCATTTATACCTGCAGTAGATCCGGTGGCAGACCGTAAGGACGTGTTTGATGTGAATGCCGCTATCAGTGTGATCGTGGCTGCATTCCCAGGGCGCGCATTTGGGGCAGTGACTATGACCGTAGATGGAGTGAGTATGGCGTCATACCTATTCGATAATGGCGAAATACCATGGTTGGATGATATTACTTATGTATAAACAGAGGCGAAATGTATAGGAGTGTGTTCAGGTGGCTTGCACGATTGTTCTATCCCAAAGGGAGGGCATATGCTGCGCCTATGGGCGGCCCTGTAGACCAGGTGCACGATGTATTGTCGCAAAGCCTCGATGACGTATATAAGGCCATAAAGCAGCTGCGTGATGCTGCAATACCCGGCAATGCGAAGACCGTAGAGGAAGCGGGATACTGGTACCGTATGCTCGGGATATACAACAGCGGGAGCGTGGCGCTTGACGATATGAATGCCGCAATCGTGCAAAAATATAACTACCCCGGCGATGAAATATACCGGCAGCATGTAGCATTTATAGAAGCGAAGCTGCGACTGGCGGGGTTTGACGTGCGCGTAAACGAGAACCTGTTTCAAAACAATTCGGGAGATACCGTATCGCTGCCAACGATGAACATGGCAATAAAGCCAACGATGGCCAGCAGCTATACCTATTGTGGTAGCAGCATGTGCGGCGGTGGCGGCTACCAACAAAAGGCGGTGCGGTACCTGGAACAGGAGAAGGATATAACATTTGATGCCGGACCATACTACCGCTGCACCATTTTCATTAGTGGCGATTGGTACAGAGGAGCGAGGGTGAGCCCGCGGACAATGTGCGGCAGCACCTATTGCGGGCATGATCACCTTACGGTAGCCACTGTGCCTGCAGTGCGTAAAGTAGAGTTCAGGCAGCTGGTAATACAACTAAAACAGGCTACGCATGTGGCGTACCTATTCGTTCAATATTCATAATTAATACTATGGCAAAGAAGCTATTAAATTTTCCTAACTCCCCGGGCGCATCGAGTGCGTTCCCGTATTCTACGATCGTAGACGAGTCGGCGCCGGGTGCAGCTGATGGCACACCGCTCGATCTGGTTACGCTCAGTGATCTATTCCAGCTGATGGCCAGGGCGATGGCGCAGAGTGGTATAACGCCCAATGACCTTGTGGACAATGCTGATAATGGCTGGCAACTGGCAAAGGCGTTTGGCCTTGAGGCGTGGAATGATGGTGGTACGCCAACGCTGACACCGAATACAGGTACCGTGACCGTAGATGCGGGTGATGTGCTGGCTAACAGATGGCGCCTAGTAGGACGTACGCTGCAATGGCAGATAGCGCTGCAGTCGGTAACCGTATCCGGTTCGCCTGCGACCATAACGATACCGTTGCCCGCGGAGATCACGGCCATGGGCTTAAACTTCCAGCACCAGCATTACAGGCATGGGATATACAATATCACCGACTACATGCTGGTGAGCACTGTAGGTAACCATATTGCATTAGCAGAGAAATCGCTGGGCACATTTGCCAACGGTACGAATAACCAGGTATTCCACATTGATATCGTAGCCGAGCTAGCTTAACGCTGGATCGGATTGTCGATAGTCATGTAGATGTAGTCGGGGCTGAAATACTTAAGATTAATAACCCACCGAGTAGAATTGCTAGCCTGTATGCTTGAAGCGCCATTTAATAGTAGGACCTGCTTTACAGTGCCGTTAAGGAGCTTAACGGTTACCATGTTGCCTGCGGTGGTAGGCGTGACTATGTTGACCTCATTACCAATCACGGCGTTTTTAAGGTCGATATTGATCGTGTTGATATCGGCGGTAGTGCGCGAGGTGTACGTGATATCGGAATTGCTGCGGAAGTTGACCGTATCGCCATCCATCTGGTTGTGCGTTGCGGCGGCAGTAGGAGTTGGCGTTGTTGTTTTTGAGCAGGATGCAAGGCAAGCGACAGCCGCCAGCATGAAGATAGTTTTTTTCATGTTAGTGTTGTTTTGTATTGAGTGGTACGAAGCAAATATACTAACAATTGTTATGCCAAAAATATGCGGGTAGTTATAGACATGCGGGCGGTGCGGCAATATGGCGATCGGTTAATAGCCGTGAGCCGTAGCGCGTATCCTGTAGTAATACGGCAGACCCTGAACAGTACCGCATACGACCAAAAGCAGCGGACCATGCCGGCGGCTACCAACATATTTACCCAGCGTAAGCAATCGTTTTTTAAAGCTAACAGTAAGGTGGTGGCCGCGCAGGGGTTTGACATTAATACCATGGTGGCCGTGGTGGGCTTTGCCCCGAAAGCTGGTGATAAAAGCCACGCGGTAGAGGACCTGGAGCAACAGGAGCACGGCGGCGAGATAGGTAACCGCGCCTTTGTGCCACTGGCAGCGGCGCGCACGAGCCGATCGTGGAACCGGATGGTAAAGGCTAACCTGCGGCTGGCGCAGATAAACGAGCAGATGGTGGATAGCCGCAACGTGAAGATGAAGCGGAAATACAGCACCGGCAAGAATAAGCGGCAACAATGGATAAAGAGCGCCATATATGCAGGTAAAGGTGGGCTAGTGCTGGGCACCGATCGCAAGAAAGGTAGCAGGCTATTGCTGTATATAAACAGTGTGCACCGGCTGAAGGGCAACAGGAGCGGAAGAACAAAGGGAGATACCGTGATCAATGCTACGCCAGTGTACCAAGTGAAGCGCGGGCGAAAGGTAATGGTGCATGGCCGCAACTTTATGGAGAAGGCCAGCATGGCCAGTGCCGAAACGATGCAGACGACATTTAACCGGCTGGCGGCAGACAAAATATATAAAGAGCTTAAGAAATGAGTTGGTTAGCAGATATAACGACTGATCTTGTCATCTCTACCGGAGACAATAAGGTGTATACCCCAGACTGGATAAATGCCACCAAGGGGCGCGGCTATAACATAGCACGCTTTGAGTTCTCGGGTATTCCAGGCACACAGGTAGACCGTGGGGAGGAGATGGGTGCACAGTATAACATGGAAGTATTCTTCCAGGGGGAAGATCACCTGGACGTGGCCAAGGATTTTGAGCGCAGCGCGGCCAATAAGAACCCATGGACCATAACGCACCCCTACTATGGGCAGCTACTGGTGCAGCCATTGGAACTGACACTGGACAACACCGCCATGAACGTGACGCGCGTGATAGTGCCGGTAATGGAGACCCTAAGCGCCAAGGCGCTGCAGGCGGTGATCAGCAGAGTAGACAAGGTGGTAGCAGATGCACCAATAGCCCAGGCAACCGTATCGAGCTCATACCTGACGGAGGTACCAGTGCCGAAAGTAAGCACCATACAGAGGCTGGCCGCTGATGTTAAGATAGCCCGTGATAAGGTGACCAGCATCATACAAACCGCAAAGGATGCGGCAGACCTGAGTAACTACTACGACACCTTTGATGCGGCAGTGAACTGTACCGCCTATGATATGGCCACCATCATAGATGCGGCAGGTAGCGTGCTGGGCTTGCTGTCGGGGGTGAATGCAAGTGTTACGAACAGATTGGATGCTATCTCGGGAGCATATGGAGAGATAAGCGATGCGGTAGACAACTTCATCGCTAAAGGGTTGAAGCTTGCAAAGCAACTGAAAAAGAACTACGAGCATAACGGCGGATGGCTGGTGATAGGAGCATGTGTATCGACTGTGACCAACTACAACTATGCGAGTCGTAAGGAGGTGGCGCAAGTGATGGATACAGTAGTGAACCTGTATAACGACTATGTGCGGCACCTGGACACCATACAAAGCGCTGATGGCGGGGACGTAGATTCGTATGTACCGGATCCTGATAGTGTACAGGGGGTAACGGATATACTCGACACAACGATAGCTGCACTGCTGGAGATAGCAAGTGACGCAAAGCAGGAGCGGACAAAGACGCTGGACGCAGACAGCAATGTGATGCTGGAGGCGTATGCGCTATACCCGGATATGGAGCTGGACGTTGCACTGGACCTGCT